TGATCCTGATGCTACTGCTGTGTTATCTAAATCTATTGTTATTGTATTTGCATTGTCATCATAAGTTTTAGTTAAAGCAACTCCCGCATTAAGGGAAGTATTTACTGCATCTTGTGAAAGCTCTGTGATATCTGCTAGGTTAGCTTTAAGGGCTAAAGCTTCTACTGTAGCTGTAGACAATGGCTTATTAATATCTGAAGTATTATCAACGTTTGCAAGGCCTACGTCAGATTTTGTAATTCCTGTAGGAGTGTTTATTGCTGGAGATGTTAAAGTTTTATTTGTAAGTGTGTCTACTGTGTCTCTTCCAACAAGAGTAGTTGTTGCATCTGGAAGACTTACTGTTCTATCTGCTGTTGGGTCTACAGTTGTTAAAACTGTCTCAAACTCATTATTGGTTGCACCTTCAAAAGTAATGAAGTGTGGTTGTGGAAGATATATACCATGAATACGTGGGGTTCCGCCAACTTCGGTAATTTCTCCTCCATTAATTGTTGGAGTTGTAAGAGTCTTATTTGTAAGAGTCTGTGTTCCAGTTGTTGTTACAAGGAGGCTGGTGTCTGCTATTCCATGGACGTTAGTTGTGTCAGCTTCATGGCTAGCTAGATTTGTTGCAACATTATTAAAAAATGCTGGATCATCATTTATGGCTGCTGCAAGCTCATTTAATGTATCTAAAACTCCAGGAGCTCCGTCAATTAAATTATCTACAGCGGTTTTAACAAACTGTGTGGTTGCAATTTGAGTTGTATTGGTTCCAGGTGTAGCCGTAGGAGCTGTTGGAACTCCAGTAATATTTGGGCTAACAATTGTTTTATTTGTAAGAGTTTGAATCCCATCATCAGTAATTAATTTTGATGTATCTGTAATTCCGTGAATATTAGTTGTGTCTGCTTCGTGTGCAGCAAGAGCTGATGCTGCGTTTGACGCTACAAGACTGTCTGCTGTGGCTTGAGCTGTAGATACAGGCTTATTAATGTCTGATGTGTTGTCTACATTTGCAAGGCCTACGTCGGACTTAACTATTCCAGTTGGTGTATTAATAACTGGGCTTGTTAAAGTCTTATTTGTTAATGTTTGTGTTCCAGTAGTTGTTATTAAAATACTTGTATCTGGAATGCCGTGAATATTTGTGGTGTCTGCTTCGTGAGAAGCTAAATTTGCTGCAACTGATGCAAAGAAGTTAGGGTCATCTCCAATAGCGGCAGCTAATTCATTAAGAGTGTTAAGTAACTCTGGGGCAGTGTCTAAAACTGCAGCCAATGAGTCATCTACATATTGTTTATTTGCAATTACTGAAGTATCAACAGATACTGTAATGGTGTTTGCTGCATCATTGTATACTTTTGTAATTCCGTTACCAGCAGTAAGTGCTTGATTTACAGCATCTTGAGAAAGTTCTGTAAGTTCGGAAGGTAATACGTTAACATATGGTCTGCTTGACCAAGTGGATGAACCGTCACCAATTTTAAAGCGTAGTGAGTCTGTTTCAATTCCAACTTCTCCAGCTCTTAGTATTGGGTTTACTGAACCCCAATTTGCTGCAGTGTCTCTACGTAATTGAATTCTAATTGCCACTTGCATTACCTCCATCTAAAAAATCATTTATAAATGTTGCACTTGAACTTGAGCTATCTGCAAAAACTCTGTCATCATCTACATAGTCTGCATAAGAAACTTCAGAAACTTGATTATCTGAGCCGTGAATGTGTTCCAAAATTGCTTTTGGACCAGCTACATCATACCAAACCGTTCCGTTATAAGCCTTTATGGTTTGTTCGTTTAAATTAAAATAAATCTGACCAACTAAGGGGTTAGCTGGTGGCTCTTCTAGAGTTACCAGTTGTATTGGGGTCAGAAATTTTTTTGCCATTAGCCTATAATTACTACCTTAAATGATTGGGCTGGCGGCGGTGCAGCAAAAGATACGGTTACGACATTTTCGGATGTTCTTACTACATCTGCCTCTACTGTATCGTAAGTTGCTGAATCATAAATCTGTACACTTACTTCTCTTGTTCCTATATTGTGTGTAATAGGCCAATTTAAAGCAACTCCGTCTCCAATTAAAGAAACAAATTTCCTTGTAAGCGCATGTTGTGGACCTGACTCAAGTCCGATCTCCCATTGGTTTAAAGTTTCATTCCATGTTAGGTAAGCATCAGCTTCAGCACCACGGTGAACTACTAAACCAGCATCAACTGTTGGTGTTTGACCAACAGGCATGTCGCTGTTAAGGTTAATCTTGTTGTCAGAGATATTTACTTGAGTTGTATTTATTGCGTTAATTGAACCTTGAACATTGAGACTTCCGTTAACCTGTAAGTTTCCTCCAAAGGTTGCGTCCCCAGTAGCCGCAAATGTTCCGCCTACTGAAGCGTCTCCAGTTACTGTTAAATCATCTCCAACAGAAAGATCTGCACCTAAGATTACATTTCCAGTTACTCCTAATGTAGAGTCAAACTGAGCAGCTCCAGATACATCTAGTGTTGAATTTAAATCGGTTGTTCCACCTACAACAAGGTTTGCTGATATGTCTGCGCTTCCGTTAATATCAACTGCGTTGTTTACTGTAAGTTGCCCACCTACTGTTGTCGCTCCATCTACATTTAATGTAGCGTCAAAGTCTACAGCACCAGTTGCTTTTAGTGTGTTGTTTACTGTTGTAGCACCATTTAAAGTAGAGGTGCCAGTTACTGTTGTGTTTCCACCAACAGAAAGATCTGAAGTTGCTCCAGATAGTGTTACGTCTCCATTAATTGTAGTATTTGCATTAATTCCCACTGCTCCGTTTAGAGTAGTTGCTCCAGTTACGGTTAATGTTGAACCAAGTGTCGCTGCACCATCTACGTTTAAAGAGCTATTTAATTCTGTGGCTCCATCTACCGTTAAGGTGTTGTCTAATTTTGTTGTGCCAGTTACATCAAAGTTTCCGCCAACATTTGAATCTCCTGTTGTATCTAAGGTCGCAGCATCAATATTTGTTACTGTTAATTGAGTTGGTATAGATAAAGTAGAGTCACCGTTTGCCGCTTTGGTTACTGTAATTTGATTTGCTGTACCTAAAATATCGGCTACATCATGAGTGTGATCTGCTCGTGCAACATAGATGGAAGAGCCGTGATTAACAGACTGTCCAAATCTAATTCTGGTAGTATAATTACCATCTCCAAAATCGCCTGAAGCTCTTAACCATTCTGAGCCATTCCAGAAATACAGGAAGTTGTCAGAATTATCATAGTAAATCTGACCAGTTACTGGACTAGATGGCGGTGTACTTAAATTTTGAATTCGAGCATTTAACAACTCATTTTTATTGAGGTTAATATTTGTTACGAATAATTTTGCCATTTACTTCTCCTTAAGACAGATATGCTGTCCCTGAAAATGGTTGAGCCATTGTCAGTGTTAATTGATTAATACTATTATAGTCTATTCCTGTTTCTAATATATCTCCAGAACTAGCTTTTATCGTTACGTTAGGGTTGTATCCTAAATTATGAACTATAGAAACTGAGTATACGCCGTTAACTGGACCAGTAACTTGACCTATAGCAAAATTGTAGGTAAGGGTCATTGCGTTTAACAGATAATTTGTGGCATTTGCCCATGTTAGGTCTGATAGCTTAGGGCCATAAAACCTAGAAGTATTTTTATCATAGTAAAAATCTCCCTCTAGGCCAAGGTTGTCTGCTGGTGCACCTTCTCCGTTGAGAATGGTTTTTCCTCTTGGTCCTTGTGGGCCAGGAGAAGAAATTTTAACAGCATTTATATTTTCTTTTACAACAACAAGGTTTGTTTCTTCGTTTACGATTACTTTTTCGGCCATTAAATAGTTACACTCCTGCTCAGCGTCATATATCCTTCTAGCAGCTTAATCTTATTAGCGTTAGAATCAGTAAGCATAATGTCATACTCTGATTTTGGATAAAATAGTTTATTTGTTTGAGTAGGAGTTATTTTAATAGTTAGCTTACCAAGTAGTGGATCTATTGTAATTCCACCGCCTGGTGAGGTTAAAGAAAATGCCAACTTTTGTCCGCCTTTAGAATCACGGACCTGCATTTTAGCACTTGCCCCAGTTAAGTTTATGGGTAAGTTATTATTGTCTTTATATTCAACAATAAATGTAAAAGTAGCATTTTGATCTACTTCGAAATTTTTTTGCCCTGCCATTTGCTAGTACTCCTAAATAGGAAAACTCCTATGCTTATTTTAGCACAGGAGTCATCCTAATCGTCTTTAATTACTTCTTAGTCTTGAAACCAAATTCTTGATTACTTGGGCTAAGAGCCTTCAAAATTACTGGAGCAACGGCTGCGATGCCACCCATCAACAAATCTTTTGGATTTGTGTTTCCAGTCATGTACAAAGCAATTGCGGCTGAAAGAAATGCTCTTGCATATGTTCCTAGCGCTGCTAAAATTTCCTCTGTCATTGTAACCTTTCCGTCCTTATTTAGATCTCTATTCATTTGATCATCTCCAATTTTGGGCCCTGTGCCCAGAATTTTGAGGGTATTTCCCCCAATATCATTATTTTACCACTAAGCAGAAATATCTACAAGTTCGCAATTTCCATCTGAAGAGCATGCAAGTGTAGCATTTGTAGAAGTTCCGTCTTCTGTCTCATAAAATGATAAATCTTCCCAACGAATACTTGAAGGCATTTTTGCCAACAAATCTAAGTATTCTTCTTCTGTAACCTCTTGATATGGGGCTTGCTTATAAGAATGATCTGAGTGTGGCAAGAATGAGATTCCAGAGACTTCATCAAAATGCTTGTAAACCCATGCACCTACCTCCATCCACTCTTCTTCTTTTACAGAAACTGTAATAGATGGCTTATGCTCACACCATGCACGTTGGTAAACCAACCAAGTATTCAAGTGGTCTAGTGCAGTTAAATCGTTTCTAACAATAGCACCTTCTGGAGCCTTTACTGGAAATGAAAATACGTATGTATCATTTGGCTTCATAACATCGTCTTCTACTGGAATTCCAACTTCTTTTAAAAATACAGAAATTGGATCTCCCTTTGAGCCACGAACTGTTCTAATATAGTATGGGGAATGCCATGGATGCATTCCTGAAGATACCCCGACCAATTGGGAAACTGTTCCAGAAGGCTTTACACATGTAATAGCTGCAGACTCAGGAATCCCAATTTTCCCAGCCTCTTCTTTATTAATTTCACGAGCATACTCACGAAGTCGAGATAATGCATCTTCCAATTTATCAAGACCCTGTTTTCCAGAAAAAAACTTATGTCCGAATTGTCCTGTTAGTGAAACTCCAAGCAGTCTTTCTTCTTCAGTATTATCCTTCCAAATTTTACGAAGGTATTTAAAATCTGTTAGTGTTGATTGCCATGTACCAAGAATTGTTGCAAGGCGTACTTTATTTGCGACATCTTCATTTGTATCTTTTTCACGTAGTACGACTTCTGAAAGATTACAAAACTGGTAAGGACGTAGGATAATCTCTGAGCATGGGTTAGTTCCATAGTGAATATCTGGATCTCTTCTTCCATACTTGGCTGCTTGGGCTTGAGCTGCGGCCACATTGTATATACCTCGTTCTCCTGACTTTGAATCATAAAGATTCTTCCATTCTGCTATAAACTGCTCCATCTCTGGTTTGCGTGAATATGCAACAGAGTTATTTGAAAGTGCACGTTGAGTATTGTTCTCCCACCAATTACCTGATTTGGCTGCAGCCATTTCAATATCATTAATATTAGAAAGAGAAATCATTGCTGAGCGTCTTACTCCGCCAACTACTACAACTTCTCCAATCTTACACATAATGTCATGTGCTTCAATTGGCTTAAGTTGACGGCCTGCCGCATTCTTAAATTTTGCAATAGTAAAATCAAATAGGTTTATAAGTGGCTGTGGACCAGATGATCTTCCTCCCATAGTCTTAAGGCGAGCACCTGCTGGTCTAACTTTAGAAACATCAATTGCTGGAACTTGTCCTGTCCACAAAAGAGCTAGCAGCTCACGATATGCTTTGGCCCAACCTTGTTTTGAATCTTCTACAACAATTACTGTTGTTGTTTTTTCAAACGTCTCTGGGACGGAAGGAAGTTTGTTAACATACTTGTATTCTACAGAAAACCCAACACCTGTTCCACACATAAGGATATACATAGTTTCATCAAATGAGCGTGGTGAATCTACTGGAACAAACGAGCAGTTATATCCTGCAACATTGTCTCTATCTAATGCGGCACCTGCAGTCATTACAGATCTCATAGAAGGCATTACGTTACGATTAAATACAGCATCTTTTAATTCTGTGACTAGGCTTTCTGATGGAACATAGTTATTGTTTACCTTTAGATGATCTAACATAAAGTTAAAATATCTATCTACTGTTTCTCCCCATGTTTCACGACGATTCTCTTCTGGAATCCATCTTGCATATCTAGATAAAGCAATAAAATTTTCGTATGGGTTAGCAATAGTTCTTGACATTTTTAAATAACACCTTTTCTCCGCCTTGCGGTTGTATGATTTTTAGTTGAAGCTCAATTCTACCAAACTTTAATTCAAAGGGGAAGGGTTTATTTAAATTTTTTAAAAATTGGATCAAAACTGTTCTTAGTCAACTGAATCCAATCATATTCATTATGTATTTCATTGGCTTGTTTATAATAATAACCAGAATATGCTTTAAAGTTTTGAGAAACATCTCTCATAAGCTCAAGTAAATGTTGATAGTTTGGTTCATACACTTTACCAGGAAGATTTAAAAACTTTGAATCTTGTAAAGTTGATTTTAAAACAAGAGGTCCAAGGAAGTTAAAGTAATGTGCCCAACCACCTGTACAAATTGTTGGCATGCCAGTAGCCAAAGCTTGGAGCGGTATAAATCCAAAACCTTCTCCATAGCTAGGATAAATTAAAACATCATGGTCATGATATAACTTAACTAGCTCTTCTTCAGACATGTCTTCAGTAATAAGATTTATATTATTATACATTTTGTCTGGAACACCAATTATTTCTTTATCTATAAAATTATTATAAACTCTTGTTGTGTTTTCTCTGTATGCTTTTATGGTTAAGCTATACTTTGGATTGTTGCCAAATAGGGATACAAAAGCTTCTACAGCCATTTGACCCGCTTTTCTAGGGGCTGGTTCACCAACATGCAAAAATTTAATAACATCAGATTCTTGTCTTTTTTTAGGTTTCCATACTGGGCTAATTCCGTGAGGATAAACTTTTACATTTTTCATTCCATTATCTTCAAAAACATTTGCACACCAATCTGATGTAGCCCAGACTTCATCACAATAATTTACCATTGGAAACCATGTTTTTGGAACTACTGTAGATTCCCAAGGTGTATAACTAATTTGATATTGATTTTTATGAAGTTTATGTTGAAATGGCTGTGCAAAATTTAATTGTACTGGGGCACGGTAATCTTGAAATGGTGTTTGATGCCCTAATTTTTGCAAAGATTGTATAATATTCCAGCTAGCATAGCCATAACCAGTATTTTGAGTTAAGTTAATTTTAGGCGTAGAGAATGATATTTGCATATATTTTTTTTAGTTAACTGGGTTGACAGGCTTATCCAATCAATGCTACTATTATAGTTCGTTATCTCTAAAGGAGGAAATGCCAATGGAGAAAATAAAACAACAGGTAAGTGATTTGGCTCATAACCTGGTAACAATAGTAATGATAACATTATTTTTGTTTCCAGTCCAGCCTGCAAATGCCTTAGAAGTAAAACCTTTAGTGAAAACTGAAGCCCAATTAAAGCAAGAAGTCTTAGATAGTTTTAGTAAAGAGATTTACAAGCCATCTGAGATGCTTACAGATCAAGAGTTGCTAACGCTACTTAAGACTGTAGGATTCGAAGGGGCAGGCCTTAAGAAAGCCTGGTCAATAGCAAAGCGTGAATCTAATGGAAGACCGCTTGCATATAACGGGAATAAGAAAACTGGAGACAATTCCTACGGAATATTCCAGATAAATATGATCGGAGACTTAGGTCCTGAAAGACTTGAGAAATTCGACCTAAAGAGTAACAAAGAGTTATTCGACCCAGTAACAAACGCAGAGATAACGTACTACATGACCAATGGCGGTATTGATTGGTCAGCTTGGAAGGGTATGACCCCAAAAGCACAGGAATGGCTATTGCAATTCCCGACTGATAACAAGAAGTAGGTCAGATGCAGATACAATACGTATCTAAATATATAGCCTTATCAAGAGAAGGCCTTGTTCCAAGACTCGATTGTCCTCTGGATCAGGGCCTTCTTATGTCTAATGAAGACTTAAATGGTAATATATACTTATACTGCTTATCATGTTCTTATAAAAAAAATATAGGCTTAGATTTTTATGATAAGCTCTGCAAACAGATAAAGGGGTTGTAGTGGCTGCTGGTCCAATTAAAGGAATAACAATAACTCATCCAGAAGTAAGAGAAGCCTTTTTCGAAGAAATAAGATCTTTAGAGCAAGTTGAGGATGTTAAGCCTTACGGAGAATTTGGGTTTTATGTAAAAGTAAAAAATCCTGTAATAAATTATAGACATCAGTTTAATGGAATAATGATTCCTATGATTGGTGAATTTAATAATAAGCAAGAAGAACATTACGATGGAGCTATACTTACAATACCAATTACAAAAAAATATTTTCACGACATGCTTGAAATTATGCCAATAATTCTTACGCTAAAAGAAAATAATGAAAAATTTAAAGTTGTTTTTAATGCCAGAGAAAGCATGATTACTGAAGATAAAATATATAAAACGTTTTTAATGACTGCTCAACAGGCAAAAGACATAAACACTGAACCTTTGAGATATTGGCTTGATTTTTTAAATTTTTATGAAATTGATTATGAGTGTACAGACTCTAAATTTAATAAAGTAATATCTGCAGACTCAGCTTATGTATTTTATTATACCGACATGGGATTTGAGCCTGCTAACGACAGTGAGACATATACAACTAACTACATTCATTGGTCAAACAATACTGGGCTATCTGGAGTAAAAAGAGTCTTTCCTACAAGACACGAAAGCTTAGCTTTTAAGCTATCTTATCAAATCATTACATTTGGACAACCTACTTTACTTCTGTACTCAGATTCTTTTGAGATTTTAAAAAGAAATTTTGCCAAAAGCGGTCTTATAAGTAGAACCATTCCTGGAAAAAAAATATTCATAGCTAGAAACACTAAACTCTATAGCGATAGAGCAATTTCAAATACAGATAAATTAAATGACTATATGGAATCTAAAGGATTTGAAATTTTTTATAATGAAGACATTAATATGATGGATCAGATTAAATCTGTTACTGAAGCTGAGTGTATTGTTGGAATAGTTGGAAGTAACTTTTTAAATGCTATGTATGCAGATAAAGGAACACAACAAATTATATTTTATCCAGACAAAAGTCAGGACTGGTTAATATACTCAAACCAGTCTGCTAGATGGGACCATGAGGTTAAAAATATTTATACAGATAATAACCCTGAAAGCATGATAGAGTATTTAGAAACAACTGAAAGCCCTATAATTAAGAAATGGTTTCAAGATGTGTGAGCCTGAAAAAATAGAATATGAAGGATCTGCAATGTATGTTACAGATGCAATGGGTAGAGAGGTATTTTGGTTAGATGCAGGAAGACCAGAATCAACAGACGAATAGCATAGAAGATAATTTGCCACTAGTAAATTATATTATGCTGCACAGAATATATGACATGCTTACCCTTATTGCAAAAGAGGTTGCTGGTAGCCAAGACGTAGAAAAAATGGTAGAATATCATGAGAAGGGTTACTTATTGGGACCAGTCCCTTCTTACGTCCCTAACAATGAAGAGGAAAATAAATGACAAAAGAACAAGTAGTCTTGCTTATGGTCGAAAAGATTAATAACGATAATCGTTTGGCGGCTGTGAATCAAGAAGGTACTAAACTCGCTGATTTAGAGAAATATATCGAAGAAATGAGACCACAGCTAGAATATATGTGCGGTGGACTTTATGATATATTGGCCTCTAAGGGCGTCATCAATTTTGATGCCTAAACTATTGACATTGTAAAATTATTATTTTACAATTAAGAAGTGCTGGTAGAGCAGAAATGTTCCCAGTATAATGTATAGTAATATACTACATAAACCCAATCGGATCCGCCTCTGGTTGGGTTTTGTGTTTTATTAAGCATATAGTGCGAAAAAAGTGCGGCGAAAAAAGAAAGGTTTGGGTGTATAATTAATACATGAGTCCACATCATTTTTCAAAGCAGATGAATAACCCATACTTCAGAACTAAACATTATCTTGAAGAGTCTACAGAGATGCGTATTCAGGATAAAGTTGAAAAAATAATTATGAGAATACTTGATCCATTTGGGCTAATTCAGAAAGTGAAAGTGCGGCGGGAGAAGAAGAACCTAATTTAATCCCATAGGTTTAATTGCTTATCATCAGCAGGCTCAGATAGTAACCTATCATCATATACTGCCTTATATTTAATATTTCCAGTCAATTCGAATAACATTTCCATCAATTTATTACAATCATCATGTTTCCACCAAGTAGAGCACTTTGAATATTCTACATTTGGACATTCTAGCAACTTTTCTAGAATATAGTCTATAAATACTCCAAGGGCCTTTTTAGCCAAGATCTCATCTCCAAGGTAGAAGTTCTTGTTTTCGAGTCTTGAGCTCTCATAGGCCAATCTGAGACGATTTTCCATATATCCCCCCGTTTTATTATTCATATATATCTTAGTCAACTAGAATATATTACTTATTTATCTTTTTAATTTTTCTTAAATGAGTTCTTATTCTATGACAATTAGAACAAACAATCTCACATTTAGATATTTCTTCATCTATTCTTTTCTTAGATAAAGTAGAAACTAGTTCCATTACATTTGCTTGCTTCTGTCCACGCACATGATCAAAATCCATTACGTAGTATGGATATGATTCTTTGCAATCCATACAGGGAGTTTTACTTTTTAATTCTTGAATATATCTAGTCAGAAATGCCTTTTGTTTAGCTACAGAAGACTTTTCTGATTTCATGGCTACATTCTATCATTAGTACTATATATAATAAACCTAGTCGACTGAGATATTTATAGCATGATCTGAACAATAATATATAATTTTGCCTTCTGAAGTTAATTTAGAAGTATATGATAGCTTATCGCAATAAGTACAAAATTTCATAGTTGATTTAACATCGCATCTGTTACTTTATGATCTTTGTAATCTGGATTATCCCAACTTAAATCAATTAATCCATGCATAATACGCCAATCATCACATATTTTCTTAGTTGCAGTAAGTCCTAACCTATCTGCTCCTGCATCTATCATTGCAAGTGCTGATTCTAATGTTCTAATTCCACCCGCTGCTTTTACTCCAACAGCTGAGCTAACAGAATTTTTCATAATCTCAATATCTTTTAGTGTTGCTCCTCTAGGACCATATCCACTAGATGTCTTTACAAAATCTCCACCTGCTTGCTCTACAAGTTTGCAAGCATCAGCAATCTCATCATCTGTTAGATGTCCAACTTCAATAATTACCTTTAGCACAGAACCTGAACCATTATGAGATCTAGAATCTCCACTTGGCAAAGTAACACCTGGAGCTGTATTAATAACATTATTTAAAGCATTTTTTACAGCTATAATTTCATCTTCTACATACTTAAACTTTTTAGATCTAAATGCACCTATATTCATAACCATATCAGCTTCCTTACACATAAATGTATGCAAATACTGAGCTTCGATTATCTTACTTCTCATTGAGTTTCCGCCATGAGGAAATCCGATAGTGCTTATGATATTACCACCTGGAACAGTTTTTGTTATAGGCAAGTGATGTGGTTTTACAATAGCATACTTAGTTCTGTACCAAGCAGATACCTTAACTTCTTCTATCGCTTCATCATCTGTGTATGAAGGGTTTAATACTGAGTGATCAATTTTACTTGAAAATTGCAAAAATTCTAATTCAGATGCCATATATACCAAATCCAACCAGCTATCCAGATCCAAGAAACTACTAGGAGTCCTTTATTCAATTTCTTTAACTTTTTATCCATATTATCCTTATATATTACATATATTAAATATTTGTTATTTGTTGATTTGCTGACCCCCCGACCCCCCTATGGAATTATAACATTATCAAAATTCCACTGTCAACAGTTCAAAGCTATCTTGATCTATTATAGCATTTTAGTTGACTACGTTTTCATATTTTATAAAATGTTAATATATATTTTTGATGTATGATGCTGAACCTAAAACGTGTCCGATTTGTCCGATAGTGCGCCCATAAGCCTATTGGCTTGAGCGTGAGTGTGAGCCTTATCACAAAAATAGTTTGCGAATACTAGCGAGTAACCCCCTATTTTGTCAGTCCCCCCTGCTA